AACCCGTTGACATCGATACATCTGGTCCAGGTGCAGAAATAGAGTTAGACGAGAATAGAGAAACTCTTGTTGAAGGTGTAGTTGTACAAGACGACAAACAAACTTACGAAAAGAAAAAAGAACATGGAACGGATATATCGTATGAAAACGAACGTGAAACAAAACTTGAAGACGGTGGTAGCGCCGATGACGCAAATGCGAAATCTGATGAGCCGACTGATGTTCAAGATGAAAAAACAGAAAGTAAAGACCAAAAGAAAGAATTAGAAGAATACTCTGATGGAGTAAAAAGAAGAATCGCTAAACTAACTAAAAAAATGCGTGAAGCAGAAAGACGTGAAGAAGCTGCAACTATTTATGCAAAAAGTGTTTTAGCAGAGAAAGAAAAGTTAAGTACAAAACTTGCAAAATTAGATACAGGATTTGTATCTGAAAAAGAAAGTAGAATTAAATCTGGAATGGAAGCAGCGGTAGCTAAACTAGCTAAAGCTCGAGAAGATGGCGACATGAAAGGCGAAGTCGCTGCAACAGCTGAAATTTCTAGATTAGGTTATGAAGAGGCTAGACTTGCAGATTTAAAATCACAACAAGCTGAATCTCAACCTCAAACATTAGTACAAAACCAACCTCAAGAACAAGTGGAAATTCCAAGAAGAGTGGATCCAAGAGCTCAAGATTGGGCTAGAACCAATGCATGGTTTAATAAAGATCCAGTCATGACTGAAGGAGCAAAAGTAATACACAGACAATTGACGGAAATTGAAGGATATGATCCTAATTCTGAACCGGATGACTATTATAAAGAAATAGACCGAAGAATTAGACTTGAATTTCCCCACAAGTTTGATACAACTGCTTCTACGGAAACGGCCAAACCTACTCAAACTGTTGCATCCGCAACGCGTAGTAGTAAAACATCGGGTCGCAAAATTGTGAAACTCACGCCTTCACAGGTAGCAATTGCTAATAAATTAGGTGTGCCACTTAAAGACTATGCGGAACAATTAAAAATCACGGAAGGAGTATAGCATGGAAAAAGACGATAAAAAAACTTCACGTGCGAGTCAGACTAGAGAAAAAACATCTCGACCAAAAGTCTGGTCTCCACCATCTTTATTAGATGCACCCCCTGCACCGGCAGGATATGTACATAGATGGCTAAGAGCTGAGTCTATGGGATTCGACGATTCTAAAAACGTACAAGGTCGTATAAGATCTGGGTACGAATTAGTAAGAGCCGATGAATATAACGAAGTAGATTATGCAGTTGTACAGGACGGTAAATACAAGGGAGTGATCGGTCAAGGTGGCCTAGTGCTCGCTAGAGTACCCGAAGAGATCGCGAAACAATACGCCGACTATTACGCAAGACAGGCGCGAGATCAAGAGGAAGCTTTTGATAACGATCTCATGAAGGAAGAGCATCCAAGTATGCCTATCAATATTGATAGAAATACTCGTGTAACTTTTGGTGGTACCAAGAAATAGTTTTTTAACAATTTCTAGTTCATCATTTAAATTAACAAATGGAGATAAACTATGGCAAATCAAAACAGCCCTTTCGGTCTAAGAGCGATCGGAAAAGTTGGTCAAAATGATGACAACCAAGGTTTAGCAGAATTTAGTATTGCAGCATCTGCAGGCGCTACTTACTTCCAAGATCCAGTAAAAGCATTAGCAACTGGAACTATTGGAGTAGCAGCAGCGGGTGATGTACTATTAGGAACGCTAAACGGTGTTTTTTTCACAGCAACCGACACACAAAAACCAACGTTTGCGAATAATCTAAAAGCAGGTAACACTGCAACAGATATCGTAGGCTTTGTGTCTTCAGATCCGTATGAAAGATTTGAAGTACAATCAGACAACACACTCGCTTCAGCACAAACTGATGTCTTTATGAATTACGACATCCTTTACACTGCAGGCGATTCAGCTAACTATGTTTCAGCTGTACAACTAGATGACTCGACTACGTCGACAACTAGTGGTCAGTTAAAAGTAGTAGGTGTTTCAAAAGATATAGATAATAATGATTTAGGTGCTTCGCACGTAAACTTTGTTGTTACTATCAATGAGCACTTCTTGAAACAAACAGCTGGAGTATAATAGCAGAATAGGAGATTAAATTATGGCTATATCAAGAGGACAACTAGTTAAAGAACTAGAGCCAGGATTGAACGCCCTGTTCGGCCTGGAATACAAAAGATACGAAAACCAACACGCTGAGATCTACGCGACAGAAACTTCAGACAGAGCTTTCGAAGAGGAAGTTATGTTATCTGGATTCGCTAACGCTCAAGTAAAACCAGAAGGTTCAGGAGTAGTTTTTGATAACGCTCAAGAAACTTTCACTGCAAGATACACTATGGAAACTGTGGCTCTTGCTTTCGCGATTACTGAGGAAGCGGTAGAAGATAACCTGTATGACAGACTGTCAAGCAGATACACAAAAGCATTAGCTAGAAGTATGGCTAACACTAAGCAAGTGAAATCAGTGGCTCCGTTGATAAACGGTTTCACAACTTTCAATTCAGGTGATAACACTACGCTGTTTAACACAGCTCACCCGACAATTGCTGGTACAGTGTCAAACACTTTAGCTACTGCAGCGGACTTAAACGAAACTTCATTAGAGCAGTCATTAATTGACATTGCAGCGTTTACTGATGAAAGAGGTTTAAAAATTGCAGCCAAAGGAGTAAAAATGATTGTTCCTTCTGCGCTACAATTCCAAGCTGAAAGATTGATGAAATCTGAAGGCAGAGTCCAAACGGCTGATAATGATATCAACGCTATCAGATCAATGGGAATGGTTCCTCAAGGTTACAGAGTGAACAATTTCTTAACTGATCCAAATGCGTTTTACATCATTACAGATGTTCCAAATGGAATGAAACATTTCATTAGAACTCCAATCAAAACAGCGATGGAAGGTGACTTCGATACTGGTAACCTTAGATTCAAAGCTAGAGAAAGATACCAATTTGGTGTATCTGACTATAGAGGAATCTTTGCATCACCAGGTGCGTAGTAACTAATTTTTGAGGCCGGACACAGTTCGGCCTCAATTAAAAAATAGAAAGAAAAAATGCACCCAAAACAATTCAGAGTACAGATTTATGCATATCAGTATTACGCTGATTTTGTTATAACGTCTTTGGATGGTCCATTAGATATAGAAAATGCCATAGTTGACAAACTAGGAAAAAAAGATATAAAATGGGACTATCTTGGAGAAATGATGAACCCCAAGACAAAACGAATAACCTATGAGGAGGTTATTAATGGAGGAGATGATGCAACATCTAAACGACCTCTACAAGAAGAAAAGAGGTCTGGATCTTCAGTGGGAGCAGGAACATCTCAAGGAGGGTAGATATACCCTTAATATGGTTAAGATTGACAGACAAGTCAAAGAAGTTCTTACCCATATAAAAACTGCAGAGGCTAAAAAAGAGCACATGCAGAATAAAATTGAGGAAGCAGCTCCACAAGTTTCTGTAGCAACTTAAACAAAAAGCTACATCGTTGGAAAAACCAATCCGCATTGCAGGCCCTCTTGCGCTCTACTTAAAACTACTATATAAACTAATTACTATACAATTATTTATCGATATATGGACGCGTATAGTCGACGGCCTAGAGACTATATATCACTAACTAGGAAAAGGAGAAAATTATGGCAGGAACACACTTTAGAAATCCGGTAATGTTTGCTGGATTAGCTAAAAACACTAAATGGTTTAAGGATTTACCAGTAGACAATAATCCTAACTTCACATGTTATAAAGATGATTTTATTTATAACACGTTGCCTGGATCACAATGGTCAACATCTATTGCAGATGGTGGAGCCGCAGCAGGAATATCTAATGAGGTAAACGGAGCAGTAACTTTAACGTCTGCTAACACAACAGACAATAATGGTTTAGCTCTTGTTAAAACTCAAAATACTTTCCAAGCTGTAGCTGAAACTAGAGACAGCACCGGAGCGATCACTAACCCAGGTACAGTTATTTGGTATGAAGCAAGAATTAAAAATAATGATGCTAATGCCACTGATTATGGAACTGGATTAGTTGAAACTTTTACTGGAACTTCTGGATGGAGATCTGCAAACAGAATCTCTATTGAGTCTAACAATGGTGAACAGTTTTACAGATTTGTAACTAAAAATGCTTCTGGAACAAATCAAGTTCAATACACTGCATACACTATCACAGACGATGCGTATGACACTGTAGGATTTAGATGTGATAGAGCAGGTAAAGTTGAGTTTTTTGTAAACAGAGTTTTAGCAGCTACTGTTACGTCAAACATCAACACTGATGATATGCAAATGTTTGCAGCTTCTGTAACTGCATCTGCATCAGGACAAAGAGTAACTTCATTAGACTATATCACTTGTACAGCTAACAGAAATGCAGCTGAACTTATTGGTAATATCTAATAAATAATTATTGAGGGCCTTCGGGCCCTCATCAATTTTAACGGAGAAGAATATGATTACAAACGGTAATAGTGGAGACATATTTAATACAAATGTAACCACAGAAAATAAAATTGTAAAATCAGGAAGAACAAGAGCTATGGGTATTGTATTAAATACTACCGCCGCTTCAGGTGACTTTCATTTAAAGGATGGAGGAGCTTCTGGCACGGTAAAATTTAAATATAAAACTAGTGGAGTTACATCTGGCGGAAGCCCTATTGTAATAAATTTCCCTGGTCCTATTTTATTTGAAACAGATTTATGTGTAGCTTTTACAACTGAACATGTAACAGTTTGTTCTGTGTTTTATAACTAGGAGTTTAAATGGCCAACACTACTTCTGGCACTACGACGTTTGATAAAACGTTTTCGATTGATGAGATAATTGAAGAGTCTTACAACAGACTCGGTCAATTTGACATGAGCGGTTATAATTTAAAAACTGCTAGACGTTCTTTAAATATTTTATTTCAAGAATGGGGTAATAGAGGCCTTCATTTTTGGGAAGTAGCTAAAACTAATATAACTTTAGTTAACGGTCAAAACGAATATAAAATTTTTAGATCTACAGCCGACGGTAATTCAAATGGAGTTACAACAACGCTTACAGCTGCAATAGCTTCGACTACAGCAACCACTGGAATTACTATTGCTTCTAAAGATCGTATGCCTGAAGTAGGGACAATTAATGTTGGGTCAGAAAAT